AGGCGCTGGACTTCTCGGATCGCACGACGGATGAGGTGGCGGAGATTGCTCAGGACTGTCTGCGGGTGATTCCGCATATGGGGTCGGGCAGCCGGGACCAGTGGATTCAGATCGGGATGGCGCTGCATGATGCGCTGCCGAACGAGCTGGGGCTGACGTTGTGGAGTGCGTGGAGTGCGGATGACCCGGAGTATGCGGACGAGTGGAAGGAGGGGAATCCCTGTGAGGCGGCGTGGAGCAGTTTTAAGCGGGGCGGGGGGATTCGGTTTAATTCGCTGATCTGGATGGCGGACCAGCAGGATCCGACGAGGCGGCGATTTTCGGACGCCAGCCGGGATGCGGTTGCGAAGGCGGAGTTCCGCTCGGTACAGGAGACGCGGCAGCACGTTCTGACCTTTGAGGAGGCGATGGAGCGCATGGCCGAGGTCATGGAGCTGCCCGATCCAGGCAAGAGGAACTACCTGCTGAATCAGTTGGCCTTGAATGCTGGGTATCGGGATCAGGCCAAGTTGGAGCAGGTCTATGTGGATCACGTTGGCTTCACTGAAAACCCTGGGGAGATCACTGGTGACAAGTTGCACGAGTTTGCTGTGAGGAGGGAGTACTTGATTCCTGATTTGCTGCCGACGCCGGCGGTGGTTGTGGTGTATGGCGCGGGCGGGGATGGCAAGTCGATGTCGTGCTGGACGCTGGCGAAGCATGTGCTGACGGGGCAGCCGTTTGTGGTGCGGGGTAAGCCGATGCCGATCGAGCCCGGTGGGGTGGTGATTCTGAATGGAGACCAGCCGCTGTCGGATCTGCAGGAGCAGCTGGAGGAGGCGGATTTTCCGCTGGATGACCGGACCCTGATTCGGGGGGAGTGGTCGCTCCAGTACTACGCGCAATTTGTGGAGCTGATGAAGCGGCGCCGGCCGAAGTTGGTGATTATTGACTCGCTGATTGGCTGCTCGGGCGGCAAGGCGTTCGACGAGAACAAGTCGGAGTTTGCGATGCCGCTGTACTGGCTGACGCGGAACAACGGGGTGCTGTACCCGGCGACGACCATCCTGATCATTCACCACGCGAACAAGCAGGGCGGGTTCAGGGGCACCAGCGCCATTCGGGACGCGGTCAACGAGACGTGGAGCCTGAAGAAGCCCGAGGGGCGGGATCTGGAGCGGCTGGGGCAGCGTTCCAGGGTCATCACGATCGAGAAGTCGCGTTGTGGGCGGGGTGGTACTCAGCTCCTGATGCAGCAGGAAGACGACCTGAGTTTCAGCATTCGGGATTTTACGCCCGAGGTGGATGCCAGTGATGCGACGCCGGCGAGCCACAGCGATCGAGTGCTGCAGAGGTTGCGTACGGTGTTTCCCCGTACTTTGAGCCGCCAGGACTTGAATGCTGACCCGCTGGTGGGCGGGAAGGTGGCGGCTACCAAGAAGGCGCTCCAGCGATTGGTGAAGCGCGGATTGATCGTGGTGGCGGACCAGCAGAAGGTTCCAACTGGAGCACCGATCCATTTGTATCGTGCTGTACTTTCTTCTACCTCTTCTTCGTGTGCGCGCGGAGAGACTGAAATGGTGTCCTCTGAGAGCCACATCCCTTCTGCTGGAACGGATGAGACTGGAGACAACCTTTGTCCCGTTTCGGAGGGTGTCCCCGGGGTAGAGCTGGTAGAACTGGATCGGGGACACTTATTGCCCGAGGACACCGCCTGTCCACAGGCAAATCCCAATGCTGAAGCGGAATCTGAGGCAAAGGGACACTCTGGGCAATATCCCCGCGCGAGGGCGGAGCTGGATAAGCTCGACGATGAGGCCGCCTCGTTCTGGAAAGAGTGATGACACGCGCCGTTCCGCCTCGCAAACCAGTGGTGATGTTCTCCACCGGTGAGCTGATGGTTGAGAACGCCTTGGCGCTGGTGCGGCTGACCTGGTACAAGCAAGGTCGGCCGCGCTGGGTCGAGGAGTTCTGCATCTGGAACACCCCTGAGGGCTACTCGGTCGTCGAGCTAGCCCTTCGGGAGGCCATGGAGCAGGGTGTTGACGTCCTCGTCATCGCCGCAGACGAGCCAGAGGCATTCGGCCTCAGCGAATGTTAAGTATTGCGACTGGCTGATGGCAGCCATCGGTTCTAGACTGTTAGGGTAACCGCAGTTACAAGGCCGTCATGGCTACCACCACCACCATCACACCCGCCCCAGTGGCACCTAGCGGCACCATGTCGCTGTTCACCGCGCTCAGCTCTGTGCAGTACGCGCAGCGGCTGGCGCAGCATCACATCAATGTCCTGCACGACAGGGCGATTGACGCTCCCTACGATGCGTTCCACCTGGAGCGCCTGAAGCAGCTGGAGCACTGGATCGTTGGGCAGATTGAGGCGGCGAGCCGTGTCGTGCTTGAGGAGGCAGGCAAATGAGTCAAGTTCTTGAAATCAACGACCTCCGGTTCGATGGCGACTTACTTGTGGTTGAGGCTGTGGTTGACGATGCGGTACTTGTCCGCAAGCAAAGCGACCTCGACCCGCCCGAGTGGGGGCCTGCCCTGTGCCGAGGCACCTGGCACATGGACGATGAAGCGCTGATCCCTGCGACCGACGCGGAATTCATGGAGATCCTCTCCGACAACATCACCGACTGGGCACCTGTAGACCTTTCTGACCTCTATGACGATGAGTGACCCAGTGAATCATCCCCCGCATTACACAGCGGGGCGCCAGTTTGAGGTGATCGAGGTGCTGGAGGACGCTGTGCGTCGGGCGCCCGATCCAGTGCTTGGGGCGCTCCAGTGGCAGGTGCTCAAATACCTAGAGCGCATGTGGGACAAGGACAACCCGCAGCAAGACGCACAGAAAGCCATGTGGTACCTGATGCGGCTCATTGACAAACTTGAGGGCTGACGTGCTACCCTAGTAGGGTAACCGCCTTACTTGGCATGAGAATCAATTTTGGGGTCGAGCACCTTGAGCTGCTGGAGGATGCCGATCTGGTGGCGTTCGACTGTGAGACGACGGGGCTGCAGCCTGTCAACGGCGGGATGCGGCTCCTGCAGTTCTGCGCCGAGGGCGAATTCCCCGTGGTGATTGACTGCTGGGAGCTGGATAACGAAGGCTGGCTGGAGCTGGATCGGTTCTTCGCACGAAAGCGCCGCTGGTTGGCCCATAACGCTGTATTTGATTTGGGCTGGCTCCAGGAGCATGAGCTGTATCCCGAGGGGGAGGTGTTCTGCTCAATGCTGGCAAGTCGTCTGCTGACGAACGGGCTGCCCAATCTGCGCCACGGCCTGCAGTTTGTGGTGAAGCGCTACCTCAACGTGGAGATGTCCAAGGAGGAGCAGAAGAGCGACTGGAGCGGCGACCTTCGCAAGGAGCAAATGGAGTATGCGGCGAACGACGTCAAACTGCTGCTGGATCTGTGGGAGCCGTTGCGGGAGCGACTGAAGACCGGGCAGCTACGCCACGCTTGGGGGCTGGAATGCGAGGCGCTGCCCGCGATGGCGCAGCTCTGGCGCACCGGACTGCCGTTTAACAAGGAGATGCTGGAGCAGTTGCGCGACGACCTTGAGGCCGACAACCAGCGCATGGGCGCGGAGTTTGTGGTGGCGCTCGACGCGGCGCTGCCTACGACGCACAAGCTGCCGCGGGATCCTGATGGCGAACTGAACCTCCGCCCGAAGGCCACTGGTACGGTGAGGGGCGGCGACAAGCGGCCAGCGGGATTCAACATCAACTCGCCGCACCAGCTCAAAGAGGTGTTTACGGCGTTATTGGGGCAGACTCCGGTGGACGCGGACGGCAAGCCGTCGTGCAGTCGGGCGGCGCTGCGGGAGTATGCGGCTGACCACGATATTGTGGTGCAGTACCTGCGGTGGAAGCGCGTTGAGAAGCGCCGCCAGATGGTTGAGTCGCTGCTCAAGCACCAGGATGCGGACGGGTTTATCCGCGCCAGCTATTTGCAGCTAGGGGCGGACACGGGCCGCATGTCGTGCATGTCGCCCAACCTCCAGCAGTGCCCGCGTGACCCAGAATTTCGAGACTGCGTTCGCTCGCCCGATGGCTGGAGCCTAGTCGTGGCGGACTATGCCCAAATGGAACTGCGGTTGGCGGCTGCTGAGGCGAATGACGCGCTGATGAAGCAGGCGTTCCAGCAGGGAGAAGACCTCCATACCGTGACCGCTCGGGCGATTTACGGGGATGCGTTCGATTTGGCCGAGGACGGCGCTCGGAAGCAGATGCGCCAGATCAGCAAGAGCGCCAACTTCGGCCTGTTGTATGGCTCGGGCGCCAAGGGGCTGCGCTCCTATGCAGGTGCCATGGGGATCCAGATGTCGCTGGATGAGGCGGCGGAGATTCGGGACAAGTTCCACGCGGCGTACACCGGCGTGAACGAGTGGCAGAAGGCTGCGGCGGCTAAGGCGCAGAACTCTGGGAAGGATGCTGCGATGCGGATGCGGGTGTCAAACATGCGGCGCTTCCTGCCTGGCGAGCAGAACAAGCTCACCACCCGCTGCAACACGGTGATCCAGGGCGCCGGCGCTGCGGTGCTGAAGCTGACCCTCGGGCGGCTATGGCCGAAGGTTCACGCTGCTGGCGAAAAGGAAGTGCGTATTGCTGGAGCGATCCACGACGAACTGATCCTGCTGGTGCGCGATGACCGAGTGGAGCACTGGGTTGCAACGCTGCAGGAGGTGATGGAGAAGGCGGAGGCTCTGTGGCTGGGCGACATTCCGGCTTCGGCGGACGCGCACCACGGCAAGACGTGGATGGAGGCTAAGGGGTGATGTCCGGCTGCAGTTGCTGGAGCACCTGCCAGACGTTGGTGTAGGTCTCTCCAGTGCGTATGTGGTGGATGGCGCTGCGGGTGATGCCGTAGCGCTTTGCCAGTACGGCGCTGGATTCGGGGCTGAGCATGATGAGGGCGGCCTGGCGGTCGGTCAGGCTGCGCTGCTCGTAGCAGGCCCGGCCTTTGACCCTGGGGCGATCCAGTGGTGGAAAGGCGGCGGTTTCAGTGCTGGAAAAGCGGTGGTCGCAGGCGGAGCAGCGGTGGCGGCGCCAGCGGTTGCCGTTGGCGCGGCGGCACGTTTGGATTGTTACGACTTCTGGCGAGCCGCAGGCGGGGCAAAACCTCATGCGGCTAGACTAACAGGGAACAAGGAAAGCCATGCTTGACGTTTACACCGCAACGCTGAGGAATCGCCACGGCAAATTGGAGACGGTTGCCCTAGTAGGGAACCAGCGGGCTGACATTCTCTATGCTGTGACGGAGCTGTTCCCGGATTGCGATGTCGTCCGAGTCAGAAAAGACGACCAGTGGGACGCCCATGACGGGCAGACAGCAGATTATGGTGCGCTTGGGTAAAGCCGTGGCCCGTTCCACCACAGGCGATTTGCAGCGGGCTTGTGATTTTCTGGAGTGGGCGGTGCTGATACGGAAGGGGTGTTCGCGCCAGCGGATGGCGGCGCGGAATCGGCGTCTTGGATGACACTGTAGAATTGCGGTAAATCCATCTACTCTGTTATGCCAGTACGCCAAGGCGGCAAATACTACGCGCAGGTGCTGCTGGATCTGAACCGGTACAAGCTGCTTGAGGAGCTGGCCCAGGCCGAGGGCAAAAAGGTCACGGCGCTGATTCGGGAGTTCACTTACCAGGCACTGGAGCAGCAGGTGCCGGCGTCGGATTACAAGGCTGCGGAAGCGGCGGATACGGCGCTGTGGGCTGAGTCGGTGCGGCGCAGGGTGCAGGGGCGCCAGAAAAACCGCAAGCCGCCTACGGCCCAGCAGAGGCTGGCCAAAGCCAAGGCTGTGTTGGAGAAGTACAAGTACCTTTTGTGAAGTTGTGCGACTGCGGCCGCGGTCGCCTGCTGTTCTCTATTAGTCTAAGCCCGTTGTTTGAGGTGGGGCGGTGACGCGCTACTCGATTCGAGTTGGGGACCAGTGGGTCGCTGCTGTCTATGACGTGACAGGGCCCGGCATCAAGCTGACGAACCAGCAGGAAGATGCTTGCTCGT